GATTGCATTCATTAATGTTTTAATACCAGTATATGCAGACATTACTTAAACTCGCATTCAACCATGATTTCTGTCAGGCAGGCCACAAGATTGATTTCTTGATCTGCCACAAAGGAAGCCTGGTACTGATATTTAGATATGATGATAACAGCCATAGGTATGCTGCCTGAATCCATATACTCATAAAGAGCATCATAGATTTTGCGGAAGATTCTAGATGCGTCAACGTCACCGTTCTCCACAACCCACTTTCGGACTTCACCAAAGTTCTTATCTTTCAGAAAGCCGGCCAGTTCTTTTAGGTTACGGACGTCTGATACTTGTGATAGTGTATTTTCATCAATGTGACCAGCAACAGAAAGACGCTGCAACTCACCCAGCGTTCTCCGATAGTCAGGGAAATACAATTGAATAATCTTAACCAAAGCAGGTTCGGTAAACTTGATACCCTCAAGACTCAAAATCTCCTTCAATCTCTTGAAGAAAGCTGCGGCCATTCCTGGCTTTTCATCATTGGTCAGATTGAAGTCCACGTTAGGCATTCTGGAATGCAAGGCTTCAAGCAGCTTAGACTTGAAGTTACATGTCAAAATAAACGTGCAATTAGATGAGAATTCCTCAACTGTACCACGTAAAGCCAACTGTGTTTCGGGTGTAAGTGAGTCGGCCTCGTCCATGATGATCACCTTGTGACCACCTGTCAAACTCATTGTCGAGGCATAATTGATTACCTTGACGCGGAGCGTATCAATACCTCGTTCACGGGAAGCATTGATCATCATGTAATTCAGACCAATTTCTTCACACATGGCAATGGCCGCCGTAGTTTTACCTACGCCGGGTCCACCAGATAAGATCATGTTAGGGATTTGTTTCTTGTTTACGTATTCCTGGAAGATGCGTTTGATACGCGCAGGTAATACACATTCGGCAATAGTTTTAGGTCTGTGAGATTCCACCCACAAAAATTCTTTAAGTTCACTCATAATATAACATTCCTTGGGCTAAATAGGACGATAACGTTCAATCAGGAAATTCACAATGGGACATATTTACCAGATAACAAACAAACTAACAAATGATTTTTATATAGGAAAAACCATTAAAACAGTTGAAGAAAGATTCCAAAGGCACAAATATACTCAAAAGTATGTTAATAACACTCATTTATATAGAGCAATGCGAAAATATGGAATTGACAATTTTGATATCATTTCACTCGAATCTGTTGATGATTCTCTGTTGGATCAGAAAGAAAAGGAATATATTAAAAATTACAAACCCCGATATAACATGACAGATGGCGGTGAAGGAGGTTCTTTGAGATTTATTACCGAAGAAACCAGGGTCAAATACCGAATCCGTAGCGGAGGGAAAAATAATCCAATGTATGGTAAAAGGGGAACATCGAATCCGAATTTCGGAAAAATATACGGTAGTAATCCTAAAATATCAAAGGCACTTTCTAATCCTTGCATATGTGAAGGTGTTCTATTTTCATCGATAGGCGAGGCTGAAAAACATTATCTAGGTAAACATTGTGTTCGTAAACGACTTGATAACCCGAAATATCCTACTTGGTATAGGCTTGTTCCTAAAACCAAAAGAAAATAACCTTACGTGGCTCTTGCGTTATCTCTGTATCTGGTCGACTCGGCGCCGTCAGTAACTTTTACCTTAACAATGCGGTGTGGAGGAAACCATTCTAAATTGTTTCCATCTGAATGTCGGTATCCTGTTGCAATGATAGCAGCAGCATGTTCACGGCCTTTGATTGCGTCCGGAACATCATAAGAATAAACAATGCCATTGTCGAGATAGACTTCGACTAAAATTTCATATTCAACTTTCGCGGCATATTCCTTTACAGATACCCATTTATCACTTTCCGTTCCAGGAACGGCCGTTGTTTCGGGTTTATCGACATAATATTCATTACCAGTTAATGAAGTGTCATCCATTAAGCCACCTCAGTGGTATAAAGTGTGGAATACAATTCTTCAAACGTTTCATTGTCGTCGTGATCCATTTGAAACGAAGCCTTGTGAACTGTCTTGGCCAAGCGGCGAATGACTTTCTTATCAAGCGGCACCTTATCAGCCAAATCATCGATTGTGGCCTTGATAAAGTCACGTTCGGCTACAATGCGTGTCATTGAATCATCGATTTTCTGAACCGCGTCCTTGAGTTTCTGGCGATCTTCCTTGGTCAAGGAGTTGATATCAACCTGTGAATTGCTCTTAGCCATGATTAAGCCTTACCCTTCTTTTTGGATTTCGTTTCAAGTGCGATAATATACTTCAAGGTTGCATCGGCATTCTCAAAGATTGCAAATGCATCATTCTTGATTTTTACATTATATGTTTGGGGAATAATCTTAAGCTGTTCGACCTTGAACACGGCTTCGAAGTCAGAGCCGGCATGATCACCTAGAACCATGACGCCGCTATTGGAAGTATCAGATGTACGATCATTTACCTTGACGCCCAGCTTTCCATCTTTACCGAAAACGGTCAAGTGTGTGAATGTATTGACAGCAGCGACCTTGGTTAGCTTCTGCAACTGGGCCAGAGTTAGATTCAATTCTATATCTGGCTTATTCGTTTCATCAAACTTAAGTTCGGCCAACTTAGGGTCGGGAGTATGAATGATTTCTGGTGCGCAGCCACGATAGGAAAGATTGAAGCCATCCTTATCAGTCATTTTCACCATGTTATCCGTGAATTCAAGGATAGGTGTTTCGAGCAATGAAAGATTTGTCAGGAAATTTGGCAACTCATAAAGTCCCAATTCCATTGGAAACTCATCTACCGTTGCAACGGCAAAAATGGTATCATCTGCTGATACTGTCGTTTGCTGTTTGCCTTCACGTAGAACCATTCCGTTATTAATAGCGGAAAAGTTCTTAAGAATTTCAATTGTTTTATCCGTAACTTGCATTATCTATTCACTCCAATTCATTTGTTAGTTTCATTATATACCAAAAACTATCGCTTGTCAACAATAGCTTTCATCATTCCGTCCACCTTGTATAGTAAATCGGTAAGTGTTCCGTCATTTTCAAGGATACAATCAAAAGGGGCATTTAACCACGACCATTCTGAAGGATGAATATCGGGCCAATTTTGTTTCATTAGGTAACCATCATGCGGTGTTCTCAGATCACAAATGGCATCATTGTACCATTCTGGTTCTGGCCCGCGCATAACACGCACAAGATGGCCTCCTAATCTTTTGGTCATTTCGATTTCATTTGCAAAACGAACGTCTGTAATTACATAATCTTCCGTAGGATCAAGCTTACGCTCTAGAGCATCAAGCCAAAAATTTTTATGAAGATTGACTCTAATAACTTCTGTGCCCATTTTCTGGAGAATGATTCGTGGCGTTACTTTGTAACCAAGTTTCTTGGTCCAAAAAGGGTCTTCCACTTCTCGCCATGCTCTGCTCTCAGCAGTGGCGCCTTCGACCATATCGCGTGGCCAGGAAAACATAATCGCGGTAATGTCTTTCAACACCGCCGCGAATGATACTTGTTTAAATTGATAAGTTCTTTCTAGATAATCGCCTACTGTTCCTTTACCAGAACCGGCAAACCCACAAATTCCTATAATCAATTTTCTCTCCCATATTATAATTTGCCCGTTGCCGCGGCGATTGCTTGCATGTCACCAGTGAATGCAAAGTTACCCTGATGTTTTGTTTTCATCCATGGCATCAACCATACTTTTCCACCTATTGCTCTCCAATACTGACAGAACATGTAATCTTCTGACAGGTAACGATGGCTAGCAGGGTCAATGACCGTATCGAAGTATGCGTGGATATAACGTGAGCCATCAAAGTTTGCTTGGCCTACGTGATCTGGTTTGTAGCGTAGATGAGGATATTCTTCCTTGAATTTGTCGAAAACTTCTCGGCGCACAAGCATGTAACCTGTTCCGATTTCCATAACTTCAAGTGGTTCGCTCACCTTGAATTCCTTTGTTCCAGGAATTGGGTTGAAAACATAATCACCGATTAGTTTTTCAAGTTCACCGACTTCAATCTTAGGATTGTTCATCATGGCATTCTTGATTGCCGTCCAATTGATAGACTTCTTTGGATACGGCGCACCACTAACTTCTTTATCGATGATAAGAAGGGCTAGAATATCGTTCGGGTCGAATTCAATATCTGAATCGATGAACAAAAGATGCGTGAATCCTGAACGCAAAAACTCGTCAACCAAATAGTTTCGAGCGCGTGTAATTAATGATTCGTTGAATAAGAATGAGAAACGGCATTCTATACCGTGTGCTAGAAGGAAAGCCTGCAAATCTAATGCAGATTTTACATAAAGCCCATCTGCCTTTCCACCATACATTGGTGTTGCGATGAAAACTTTCTTCTTACGTAGTTCGTCGGACTTTATTGTTAATTCCATTATGCAGTCACTCCTAAAATAAAAAACGGACACCTATACTGGTATATAGGCGCCCGTAATTTACGTTTTAGGCAGCGATGCGATAATAAGTCTTGTTACGCTTCACGTTTGAAAAAATCTTCAAACCAGCGGAACGCAAATCAGAAACGCGCTTCATTGCGTCTGTGCGGTTTGTTCCAACTTTCTTGGCAAGCTGGGAAGCAGTAATGCCAGGCGAGGTGCTGTTGTTCATAAGAACTTCAACATAAGGAATCAATCCGGCGCGTAGTGAGTTAGTCATTATATATTCTCCATAAAAAATTAACCGATAAAGGTTTTTCGGCCATTATCGGTTATTATAGAGTAAGGAAGATTGCCTGTCAAGTGTTTATTTTGACAGGCTTTCCGTTAGAACGGCGTATCGTCTGGGTCCATGGTAGAAAAAACTTCAGGAGTTGGTGCCGGGTCAACCTTAATAGGATTGATTGACTCATCCACCTTTTCATAAAGTTGCATCATGGAACCCTTAGTATCATCATCAAAGCGGTTCAAGCACATGGTCAGCGCCTTCTTCCGATCTTGATTGAAAATTCCGTATGCCTGGCAGATATGCACCAGGCGCCGCGTGGAAATAATTTCGCCGATGCCGCCGTTGCGATACGTTTCACGGACGATTTCCGCCCACAATACAAGCATCTTAACAAATTCAGAATCCTCAACACCAACGGAATTCATAACAGCGTTAAGAATCTTAGTTTCAACCTTTGAGTTAGGATATTCCTGTTCCAAAGTGATTGAGAATCGTTCAAGGAAAGCTTCGTTCAAAACGTTAGTACCGATAAAGCGGCCATCATCTGAACCCTTACCCTTGGTATTCGCCGTTGCGAAAATGTTGAAGCCCTTGGCGGGGTGAATCATCTTGTTAATCTTCTTAAGGAAGATACCCTTGCCTTCCAAGACAGGCTGCAAGCACATAAGCTTATTAGAACCCAAGTCTACCTCGTCCAAGAGCAAGGTGCAACCGCGCAACATTGCGATAACAACCGGGCCGTTCTGCCAAACAGTGGCGCCGTTCACAAGGCGGAAACCACCGATCAAATCGTCCTCGTCCGTTTCGACAGTAATGTTTACGCGAATCATTTCACGGCCCAAATCGGCGTGAACCTGTTCAATCATCATGGTTTTACCGTTACCGGAAAGGCCCGTGATATAACCAGGATAAAAGATGCCGGCCTTTACAATGTTCTTAACGTCATTGTAATAACCGAAAGGCACATAACCCTGCGCCTTTTCAGGAATTAGATTTACGCCTTCCTCAGAAACCGCAGGCTCAACAATTGCCGCAGCAGGCTTTGCCATGGAAACTGTTGAAAGCGAATCAACTGAAGGAACTGAATTGATAACAAGGGGCGGCAGATTATACTTGCGCGCCTTAGTTTCCTTCGCGGCCTTCACAGGCTTAACGAAAGTGGCATTCTTGTCGGGAAGAACCTTGAGAAAATATTCGCCGCGGCCCTTACGAAAACCAAGATCATTTGTAATCCAGTTAGGATAATCAAGCTTCTTTTTTGTAACCACGGTCTTAATTTCAGCGCGGTTAATGGTTTTCTTGTCCTTGCCAAAAATAGCAAAAGCGGCGTCAACAAACTTCTGACGGGCTGCAAGATTAATTTTCATAATGTATTATTTCCTATTTCACTTTAGATTTAAATTATAGCACGATTCGCGGAAAGTGTCAAGTGATCTTCTTAATAAAGTTACTTAACAGAACACGATTTGTGGTTTTCTTGTCCATATGCTTAAGAAAAGCAGTGGCCAATCGACCGGCGGTCAAGGTTTTACCCTTTTCCTTTTCTTTTTCACCAAACGCGGCTTGATCAAGAGACATTGCCTTAGATGAAATTAGAAAATATTCATCATAACCGCTATTCTGAATTGAAGTGTAACCGTTTGTTTTCCAAGAAGCCTTAGCAGCAGCTTCCTCGGCTGGAGTATAAGGGCGACCTTGGAAAACAATATCATGCCAAGCGCCACCATAAGTATCAAACAAATAGAATCCAACAAGATTGCACTTGGTGCGGTCCTTTAGAATTCTAAGCATGGCATTTGTCCAATCGAAACCAGAGTTGCCGTAACGGCTGCCCGAGTATCCGCGGCCATTTACCTCAGGCAAAAGATACTCATGCCGAGTCACTGGGTCCTGAATCATAATTGCATAACTCTTGGAATTCATTGCATATTCATTTGAACCAAGAGCGGGAGGAGAACCTTCGCCGTCCGTAAGGAAAATTACGTTTGTAATTTCGACCTTGGACTGGCGCTGAAACTTCTTAACAATCTTTTCAGCAATAAGAATCGTTTCATTAAGCGGCGTTCCGCCCATACCATCACAAGACGGCATATAACTTTCACCCGCTTCCCAATCAGGATCGCTATACTTACGGGGATGATAAGAACGGGCCATTGCAATCAAATAAATCAAGGCCTCATTGAATTCCGTAACGTTCATTCTAGAAGAAAGAATGTTGCGGATTTGCGCATTGGCTTCCATTTGAAGCGATTCATTTGTTCTTACAAAACCATACTTACCATCAGCAATTTGCGCCCGGGACAAATACCCACCGCTAGTAAACGTGAAAACCTCGAAAGGCACGGCAATTCGCTTGCAAAACAAGCAAAGCGATATCAATTGCCGCGTTGTGTTTAAAATGTTATCGGTCATTGAACCTGACCAATCGATAAACATAACGAAACCATGGCTTTTGCCCTGCGGCACCACTGTGTTACGCTTAAAAATATCATCATTATAAAGATAAGAATGAAGTTTATTGGTATTGATAACACCGGTTTTCGAAGTCAAGGACTTCTGATAAGCCGTGGCAGACTTGCGCATTTCAAATTCCTTCACCATGAAGGAAATTGCCTTGTTTTCTTCTGCCTTAAACTGATTAAGATACAACTGATGCTTGTCAAACTTATATTCCTGAACGCCCCAGCCGTTCTTTTTAAACTCGGCCGCGGCAGACGCAATAAACTTGCGGTGTTCATCAAGATAAACCTTATAATCAGTCCAAGGCTCGCCCTTCAATTCAGGGACCGTGGAATAATAGTAAGAAGTACCGTTAGAAGCGGCAAGTCCGTCAACATTATTAGAAAAGTTTTCGTCCGTTTCAGATTCGGGCAGAAAATCTTCTGGATTTTCTTCCATTTCCTTGCCGCCATCACTGCCGCCAACGCCACCCTTGTGATCATTTGGCTTAGGCTGCGGCTTTTTCTTTTCTTTATTCTTGTTCTTTTCTGCCTCTTTTTTCAATTCCTCGGCAGTTTCAGCATCAAGGGGATTGCGCGCCTCAGGCGGCAAAGTGAATTCATCATCGCCAGCGCCATCTTTCGAGTCGCCCTTGCCTTCATCTGAATCTTCGCCTTCTGAATCTTCGCCTTCACCGGCGCCATCTTCTGATTCAGAATCTTCATCTGAATCTTCGCCGCCATCGGCATCTGAATCTGATTCGCCGTCTTCCGAGTCGTCGCCGGTCTCATCTGAGGAATCGCTATCTTCTTCCGACTTTTCTGAATCTTCTGAATCTGAATCGGGCTTTCCGCCCTTAGTTTTGTTTTCTGATTCGTCGCCTTCTTCTGAATCGTCGCCTTCGCCTTCACCCTCACCTTCAGGGCGATTCTTGGCGATAAGCCACAATTCCTCGGCCAGCGCAACTACGTCCTCGAAAGTTTCAGTTTCTTGGGTGCGCTTCACTAGCGCCTTTTCCTCATCGGTAAAAGGCACGACTGTAACGTTCGAAAATCCAGCCTTGCTGTAAATATTCAAACGGTCAATAAATTCCATACTTGGGATTGGCCGCTTAGACTGGCCAAAAAAGTCTCGGTCAAAAAGTTCCTTGTAACCAAGGACATAGTTG